ATTGATAAGATTGTTAGCATCGATGAATACTTTATTTACAATGACAAGGGTATAAATTACAACCCAAATTTTTCTTATTCTACTACAGTAAATCAAGGATTACGTATTTCCCCTGACGCAATCGCATATGCCCCATCTGGGCTTATGGATTTAGAAAAGAATGCAGTACTTGGGCACTTACACAAAGCAATTAAACCCGTCAATCAATTAAAGATGATGGAAGATGCTGTAGTAATTTATAGATTAGCTAGAGCACCTGAAAGAAGAATATTTTACATTGATGTAGGTAATTTGCCAAAGATTAAAGCCGAGCAATATCTAAAAGATATTATGGCTCGCTATAGAAATAAGATAGTATACGACTCTAACACAGGCGAAATTAGAGACGATAGAAAGTTTATGTCTATGCTTGAGGATTTTTGGTTGCCACGTAGAGAAGGTGGCAAAGGTACAGAAATTAGTACTCTTCCTGGAGGCGAAAGCTTAGGGCAGATTGATGATGTAAATTATTTTCAGAATAAGTTATATCAAGCGTTAAATGTTCCTGTTTCTAGAATGCAGCCTCAGCAGGGTATTTCTTTTGGCAGAGCCACTGAAATTACCAGAGATGAATTAAAGTTTGCAAAATTTGTATCAAGACTTCGTAAAAAGTTTAATGTATTATTTGATGATCTTTTAAGAACTCAATTAGTTCTAAAGGGTGTTATCAATGATAAAGATTGGGAAATGATTAAAGAAAAGATTCAGTACAAATATGCACAGGATCAATACTTTGAGGAAATGAAGTCTGCTGAGAATTATAGAAATCAAATTGACTTATTAAATATGGCACAGCCCTATGTAGGAACATATTTTAGTCAAAGATTTATAATGAAGAATATTTTAAGAATGTCAGATAAGGACATTCAAAATATGAAAGAAGAGATTGAAAGTGAACCGCCCCCAGCAGCCATAAATATGGAACAGCAGTCGGCGCCAGGACAATAAGGAGTTAGGATGGACAACCCAATTAGAGATATGGTAGATAATATTCTATCGAATAAAGAAGCAGATGCGTTAAAGAATTTTGAGGCAGCATTTGCAAGTAAACTAAGCGACTCGTTGGAAACAAGAAAACAAGAAGTTGCAGCTGAACTTGGCGAACAGCATATGGTAGCAGATAAGATTATGAAAGCTGCTGAGTTTGTTGGAAAAGTTTTCACAGGTGAGTTTGCAAGAGACGCAACAGAACCAAAAGAGCAACCTAAACAGGATGCTAACAAACCCGAACCTAAAAAAGATAATAAAAAATGAAAAAGTTCAATTCTATACGAGAAGAATCTCTTTTAGAAAAATTAAAAGCATCTGATCCTACAGGTAAGTGGATATCGGATTTTGTGCATAGCGATAATCCTAAATTTGCCGGTAAGAGCAAAAAGGAACGTATTCGTATGGCACTTGGCGCATCGTATGCTGCGAAACGAAATGAAGAAGTTGAGCTCGAAGAAGGTACTTATAAGCATGATGTTGAAAAAGCGTTTCCTGCACCAGGAGTAAAAACAATACAGCCTAAACATAAGTATTCTACAATGCCTACCGACAAAGAAAAGGCTAAGGCACAACCTGCGGGTAAAATGAAAGAAGAAGTTGAACAGGTCGACGAATTAAAAACTTCGACTCTGATGCGCTACAACACCAAAGCTCATGCCAGCGCAAACAAGCTCACTGGTCAGGCCAGTCAAGCCATGGACAACGATGATCGAGAAACTGCCAGCAAATTATTAAACAAACGCGATAATCGTGAAGTCGGCATTGATAGGTCCCGAGCAAAAATACAAAAAAACGTCGCCAATAAACTGAAAAAAGAAGAAGTTGAATATATTAATGAAGCATCATTTACGTCCGCAACAAGTATGTATGCGGCTACACGAAAACAATCTGGAAATAAAACTGAACAACCAACTCACAATATAAGGGTTGGTGATACAGTGAAAACTAAGGACAATAAAAAAGGTTCTGTTGTATTTGTAAATGGTGATGAAGTTCATGTAAAAGGCACAAATTCATATTATCCAAACGCAATACAACATCATTCTTCTTCCGATTTAAAAAAAGAAGAAGTTGAACAGATCGATGAACTAAAGAAATCCACATTGCGTTCTTATGTTAAAAGAGCTGCAAGTAATGTGGGTAATAGTGTAGCTGCAAAATTTTTAGACGCCGGCGGCCAGCATGCTCGCGGAGAGCATAAAGAAGCAGGAAAATCTATGGCAGCTGGAGCTAAACGTATTAAAGGTATTAGCCGTGCGGTAGACAAACTAGCTAAAGAAGCAGTTCAGATTGAAGAAGGTTCAGCTCAGGGTAAATTATATGGCATTCAGCAAAAGTTAAGACAAAAGTCTAAACTACCCAATCCAGAATATTATAAGGAAATGGGTAAAGCGTATGACATTAAAGACGATGCTGAAAGAATGACCAAGCAGTCTGAGATTAAAAAGAAATATGGTGTATCCGAGGCATCTCAGTTAGATCAACTTAAAGCCATGCGTGACAATCCGCAATGGCAAAAAGATCCTGAACACAAAGCTCAATTAGATAAACGAGTAAAGATGGCTCAGGATAGACAAGATTTAGATGCAGGCGAAGTTGTAAATAAAGCAGGAAAACCTATTCCGGTTTTAACTCCAGATAAGTATAAAGAAAAGAATCCTAATTTCATGAAGGAAAGTGATTCGCGTGAGGATAAAGGCGAATATGATTATGAAGGTGATATGGCAATGTCGGATTTGCGTTCTATTATGCACAATGCAAAGTCAGTGCATGATATGTTAAAACCTAATACGAATCTTCCAGAGTGGTGCCAATCAAAAATAACTTTGGCTGAGGATTATGTTTCTACCGTTGCTAATTATATGCAGGCAACGATGTCTGAGGAAACCAATTCCGATTTTGTAAGTGAGGAAAGCGAAGAACATTCGGGGATTGGAGTTAGTAGAAGTATGCAAATGGCAAAAGATCTTGCAGATTCAAATGCAAGAAGAGTTATGATGCAGAAAAAGTATGGTGAAAATTTTTCAGATAAACAGCTGCCAAAAACTACAAGTAGATATGAATTTACTCCAGGAGAAAAGCCCGGAACATATCGTGCTACGGCATATCATAAAGAAGTTTCTGAAGCTAAAAAAATGAAAGGTCCCGATCCTTGCTGGGACGACTATAAAATGATCGGTACTAAAATGAAGAACGGAAAAGAAGTTCCAAATTGTGTGCCGGAACAAGTTCAGTTAGAAGAAATAAAGCGTGGGCTTTATGCTAACATACATGCTAAAAGAAAAAGAATTGCTAAGGGATCAGGTGAGCGTATGAGAAAACCTGGAACAAAAGGTGCTCCTACTGCACAAGCATTTAGAGACTCTGCAAAAACAGCTAAAAAATAATAAGAGGAAATTATGCCTGTAGTTAAAACAGTTCTTAAAAAAGTTAGACAACAAGCTATTGTCAAATTAGTTGGTGATGGTGCTGCAAGTATTACCTCTTTAGACTTAGCATTGGCGGATGAAAATGTAGATCAGCCAAATGTTAAAATTAATTTAGGCGGCGCCATGTGGACAACACCTGGTCCAAATCCTATTGTGATAACTAGAAATAATACTGTTACTCATTATCTAAATGGTAATGATAACTGGACAATGTCTCAGATGTTTGGTTTTTCAGATACTGCAAATAATAGTGCAAATATTAGTGTAGCTCTTCCTGCGAACTCCTTAATATACTTGCATTTAACTAAGGCAGATGGATTTGACGAACCTAATCAGCAAATTTTACCTAGGTAAGAATTATGAAACTAATTAAAGAAGTCGCTCAGGAATTAAACTACCTTGTCGAAGATAAACAAGGTGGCGGTAAGAATGTTTTCATCGAAGGCATTTTTGCCCAGGCAGATACACAAAATAAAAATAAAAGAATTTATGGCAAACCGATAATGGAGAGAGAAGTCAATAAGTACAGAGAACTTATTGAACAGAAAAGATCTCTAGGTGAGCTTGGTCATCCAGATAATCCATCGATTAATCTGCACCAGGTATCCCACCTAATCACATCGTTAAGAATGGAAGGCAACGATGTATATGGTAAGGCCAAAATTTTAGAAACCCCAATGGGCATCATTGCAAAAAATCTAATTGAGAATGGCGTTCAATTGGGAGTTTCTACAAGAGGATTGGGTTCATTAAAAATGAATTCAGAAGGTGTCAACGAAGTTCAGGATGACTTTCATCTAGCAACCGTTGATATTGTGGCTGATCCTTCCGCACCTGATGCCTTTGTTCAAGGCATTATGGAATCTGCAGAATGGATATTAGAAAATGGTGTTTGGAAGGCAGTTCATATTGAAGCTGCTCAAAAGCAAATCAAGAAAGCTTCTAGTAAAAATTTAGAAGAAGAAAAGCTAAAAATATTTGAGCAGTTTCTATCCCATCTGTCTAGATAACTAGAATTATAAATAATGCTTGAGTATATTCATACAGTTAGGAGACTCTAATGTCAGTAGAAAGCAAAATTAAGGAATTGCTGGAGCGCGTAAATGTGAAAGCTTCTTTAGAAGAAGCCGAGCAGATGGGCGCAGCCGGTGTAAGTAAAGATTCCTCAATCAGTCCTAAAAATAGCGGAGATTCTTCTTCGCCTAAGCAGGGTGACTCCGAAGATGCATCTTACGAGGAAAGAAACGAAAAGGACGCTAATCAAGGCGCTATTGTATCAAAAAGTATTTCAAAGAATACTATTGCGATGAAGGCTCCAGCAGGAGATGCTCCTAACTTTACCACAGTACAAGATTTATCTTCGATCCCTATGAATTCAGGAATTCATGAGGAAGAGGAATCAGAAGAGGAAGAAACTCTTGAAGAAGAAGAGACTTCTGAAGATACAGAGAATAATCTAAACTTAGATATTTCTGCAATCTTTGGTGAAGATCTTTCCGAAGAGTTCAGACAAAAAGCAACCTCCATTTTCGAAGCAGCAGTTATTGCTAAAGTAAATGACGAAATGGATAGAGTAACGCAAGCTTTAGAAGAAAAATATTCAGCAGAGTTTGAAGAATATAAGGAAAGCATTGTAGAAAAAGTAGATGCTTATCTAAACTATGTAGTTGAGAACTACATGGAAGAAAACAAACTTGCAATTGAGAATGGGCTGCGTACAGAAATCGCTGAAGATTTCATTACAGGTCTTAAGGCGCTCTTCAAAGAGCATTATATTGAAGTGCCTGAAGAAAAATATGATGTAATTGGTGAACTACAGAGCAAGGTAACAGAGTTAGAAGAAGGTCTAAACCGTCAACTAGAGCAAAACGTTTCTCTAAATGCGGAAGTAACTGCACTAAGAAAAGATTCTATTATTTCAGAAATGAGTAAGGATCTAGCAGATACTGATGCCAACAGACTAGCAAAGCTTCTAGAAGGTGTTGAATTTGACAACGAAAATCTCTATAAAGAGAAGGTTGCTGTTATTAAGGAAAACTATTTCCTAGTAAAAGAAACTAAGAAACCATCGCAAATGATGGCACAACCTCTAGTAGAAGAAACTAACGTTCAAGAAAGCTTTGATTCTAACGATACAGTATCTTCGTATGCTAAAGCCTTATCAAGAACAATCAAAAGAGTATAACTTATAAATAGTCTATAAGTTGTAATTAAAGGAGAAATAAATGTTTTTATCCGAGAATTATCAAAAGAAATGGGAAGCAATTCTTGACCATCCAGATCTTCCACAGATTAAAGATTCCTACAAGCGTGCTGTTACTGCAGTATTGCTAGAGAACCAGGAGAAATCTTTACGTGAAGAGCGTCAGGCGCTTTTCGAGACCCCAGTTAACAACATCAGCGCAACTGATGGTATTCAAAAGTATGACCCAATTCTAATTGGTCTAGTACGTCGTGCAATGCCAAACCTAATGGCATATGACATTTGCGGCGTTCAGCCAATGACAGGTCCTACTGGCCTAATTTTTGCGATGAGA